CTTTTAACGTTCTCAAAGTTCACGTTAGTAATAAAGATACAACCACCTTTGAACTCAAACCTATCAGGTATACCTTCCCTACGAAGTGCTTGGGACTCTGACTTCCAAGTAATGTATCTTTTCTTACCTGAATCAAGTGTAGCCTTAAGCATGTTCAAACATACTTCATCAAACAACACACTATCACAGTCATCAAATACTAATATGTTACCAGGTGCAGAGTTGTTAAACAATGTCTGGAACAAACCAATTGGTGTTACAGAACCTTTTACAACTTCAGTCCTTGCAGGTTTACCAGCAACCTGAGTAAGCATGTCGTATTCTTCAAGAACAGTTTCAACACCAAACGACTTACCAACTCCTGGAGGGCCACTTACAATCATACCCCTTACAGTACCTTCTGCTACTGCATGAGTCATTCTATCAAGAATATCAAATCTTTCTTTGATTCTCTCAATAGCATCTTTTTCACTCTCTTCTTCTTTTGGAGTGTTGTCGATTTTAGCCTGCTCGGCATATATTGCCGGAGTTACATATTCAAGGTCCTTAGTAGGATCTTCAATTAGCACTCGGATCTTATCAAATTTATCACCAAGAACTTCACTTCCATTAACAGTAATGAAAGCACCTTTCTTGCCAATGTTTAAAGGTTTCAATACAGGGAAAACCATGTTTTCAATGGTATTCTTTCTGTAAGTACCGTGTTTAATTTTTACAAAGTTAGTCATCTTTACTCCCGTTTTGTTTAACTTATACATACTATTATACGTCTTTAGCGAGTAAAGTCAACCTTTTTTGCCACTTTTTTTGGTATTTTTTTTAAGATTTTTTGATGTTCAGCATAAAAAAGCAGGTTTGTAAGCATTTTGCCTGCCATTTTGCATCATCTACAGCACTATGTAGGTCTTCTTGAACACCTTTTCTAGGGTCAACTTCCATCATACTGAATACAGTTCTACTGTCTCTGATTTGCCAATATGCCCAATTTGTGTGGGTGTTTAGCATTTTATATAGATTCTCAATAATGACCATATCAAACTGTGGGCCTTGACACCATATTTGGTCACACCCAACTAGCCACTTATTAAGTGATTTTGTGAATTCTGTTAGTTTAGTTCTACCTTCTTCTGCAAAGGCAATGTCTTGAATATTCTTAGGTTGTTTTGCCCACCATTCCATTGTGCCGTCATCTATGTCTCTAGACAATGCAGTTTGCTCATCAATGTCCAGTTTCATATCTATAAAGGAATGTGGTTCTTCGTTTGTGTAAGGATCAAACTTTACACCACCCACACTCAAGATGACTGCTTCAGGCGATGTTGCCAAAGTCTCAATATCTATCATTGCGTGGGTGGTCATAAGTGTTCCTAGTTTGTTACGTCTACTTTATACATTTCATTAAAAACAATTCTTGCTTCTTCAACGGTGTATTGCTTTTCATTCCAAGCAGAACGTTCTCTGCAATTCATGTCATACCACACATTAAAGTTTTGTTCAAAACTTATGTTTTCATCGTATTCAAATACTTCCATATTCACTCCTATAAAGAATATAATTTTATTATACGAATATTTGTAGGTAATGTCAACCTTAATCTTAGTTTATTTTTCTCTTTTGATTTGCTTTTTTAACTAAAGAATTTAGAATTTCTTGTTCACCTGTAGACAAAGTGGGTGCTACATTTTTAAAAAAATGTTTCATAAACTCTTTGTGCTTTGGGTTGATTTTATTGTTTTTCATAGTTACTCCTAAATATATTAAATATTATATGTCTTTTTAGAAGTATGTCAACCTAGTTATGCATTAAGTTTTTCGAAGTATTTTTCGTAAAGACGTTTTTCCCAATAGTATGCTTCACGTTCCCAAGGTTGCTTACTGTAAGGTGTTTTGGAATAATCTGCTTTTTTCCATCTTGCAGTAGTTGGAGACAATTCACCTGAAATAAATTGTTTAGCATGTATTAATTCGTGTGTGAGATTGATTAGCATTTCTTCCCTAGTAAATTTATGCCCTTCACTAGTTCTAGCAATTTCAATTTCAATACTATCTTTGTCTCCCCAACAAAACCCACCTGCTTGTTCTTCCAAAGCATTGTGTATCCATACATCAATGTTTACAGGTCTGCGGATATTTGTAGGTAGTATATTTTCAACTAAAAGTTCAGATACATTTTCTACGAATTTTTTATTTTTGAATTGCCCATAGATATTGACATGGACCATATCTTGGCTCCTACACCAGTTTTCAATATCGCTTATAATAGCATCATTAGATGTATTGTCAACCTTTTTGTAAGTGCTTGATTTAGTAGAAGTTAATCTATTACTATGTCTTCCATTCCGGCTGTTCTTAACCTTGTGATGTGTCCTATTTGCCATTGTTTTGTATCTAAGCCTTTCATGATGCCCAAATACTTGTTTCTAAGTAGAGCATATTGGTTGCAAAGATGTGTTAGGTTGATAACACTATCTTCACTGTCAACGAATTTTTCTGCGTCTCTACTACTTAACTGTCTGTTATAGGATTCGAGATATTTTCTGAACGTCGTACTTCTCTCCTTACGAAGTTCAATGTTCAGGTGTTCTAATATTGCTTCAATTTCTTGGAGTTGATTGAAACGATGTTCAGTAATGCCAGGTAGGGCGGCACTGGATTTCTCCAGGCTACCCTTTATACTGCATTCGTATTTGGCTTGTTGTAGTTCATTTTCGTAATGGTCAATAGATTGAACTATCTTACTTAAATCTTCTACAACTGAATTATACCAACCTGCCATTAGTAATCCCAATCATCCTCTTCTTCATCTTCCTCACCAAAACCGTAATGACCAATCACTGCGGCTTTTAAGGCAGAGTCAAAAGTATGTGCTTCATCTTCCACTCCGGCCATATCACATTCTTCGTCAAAGACACGGACTAAATGTTCCGCGGCTTCTACTCTGTCTTTCTTGGCGATATAGTTTTTGAGAGTGTCCCAAGTACTTATTAGTAATTGTAAGTCAGGATTCATTACTCAGCCTCCTCCATAATGTCATCGATTGCGTCGATGTCAGATGCGTTTTCAAAATCAGCATTTACATCAGCATTTGGATTTTGTCCAAATTCGTTGATAATTACCTGAAGTTTATCTCCGGTCCAGCCTTTTCTGAACTCTTTGATTTCTTCACCAGTAACTGGAGAAACATATGAAAGTTTATTTCCGACTTTTTCTACAATGCCTTTGGATTCAAACATTTCTAGGAGCCCACTATATGGGTCCATACCAGTTTCGTATGGGATTTTTACTTGAACACTTTCAAAAGGTTTACTGTATCTAGTCTTCATAACTTTACATGCCGCTCTAATGCCTTGTACTGTAGACACTTTGTTGCCTGCCTCATCTTCCTTAAGTTTAAGTTTTCTAAGTGCGACAACAATACTACTTGCATATATAAAACCTTGTCCGCCTGATATTTTATCATCAGGATCAAACATGTCTTGCGATGCGTAAGTATGATTGGTTGCAACAAGTCCGATAGGATGTGGTGCAAGTTGATTAACTGTGTTTCTAACTAAAGCAGTTAGAGCCTTAGGTTTTCTACCTAAATCACCTTTTAAGTCACCTTTATTAAATTGGTCGACGTCAGTAGGCGAAAGTAACATACCTAAACTATCTATTACAAATAGCACTTTAGGTTGCTCCTCATAAGGTAGGTCACCATAGTTATCTTTATAGTCGCTAATAAATGTACTTAATGTTTTTGCTACATCATCAATCATAGACACACCAAATTTTAATAATTTATCGGGGTCGGTGCTAACATTTAATGCGTGTAGCCATTCTTCATCAAGGGCATTTTCAGAGTCGAATATAATAACTTGACAGCCTTGTTCTTGTGCGTTTCTTACTAAGTTTCCAGCACAGATAAAACTTTTACCTGAGCCAGATTCACCGGCAAATACACTAACCTTACCAAGTGGAATACCTTTGTTAAAGTCTCCACTGATAAGATAATTTAATGTGTGATTACCAGTTGATATCCAGTCCTGCGGATCATGGAATCCAGCACTGATGCCAGTAATAGATTTACTGATGCCAGTTCTGAACTTTGTTAAGTCAAATGGTTTCTGCATGATGTATCTCCTTATGACCTGTTACGGATCATGTTTAAAATATCATCTGCACTAGGTTTTTCACCACTTGCTTCTGTTGTAGCAGGTGCTTCTTCCGTTGCTGGAGCAGGAGCAGGTGCTTCTGCCTTAGGCTCATTAGTAACTTCTGGTGCTTTTGTTTCAGCAACTGGTTGTGCAGGAGCCGTTGTGGCTGGTTTTGCACTACTGTTTGCTGGAGCATCTACGCCATAAGGCTTGTAGAAGTTACCCCATCTCTCAACATCGTATAATTCACCATCAA